TTTCGGCTTCTGCGTCTAACCTCTCCACCCTGCCGCATTTGCTTTGACGCAGAATGCCCAGTGCGCAAACAAGGGCAGCCCGCTCTCCCCGGTCAGGGGAGACGGCTGCCCGTATGCCGCATTGTGTAAGGGGTACACCCCTTGCGGTTAGAGGTGTGGGAATCCCATTCGCATAAGTAAAACGGAAGAAAAGGAGGAAAGAATGTCCGTATATAAATCAAAGCGCAGTACGAGCGCAATCCAGTATGTCGAGAACGCACGGCAACTGCAGGTGTTTACCATCAAGAATTGCGTGAAGTTCCCCAAACGATATACCTATATTGTCGTGCAGAAAATTGCGAATCTTGTGGAAGACATTGACACCCATGTGCGCGTGGCAGAATCAATGATGCCGACCAATCTGCATGAAGCACAGCTAAAGCGTGATGAGCTCACTTACACTTTCGGCTTGCTCAACAGCTTGGATGATAAGCTTCAGCTGATGTATGACATCGTTTCGGACAACCCGAATTTCAAGACGGAGTTTAAGTGGTTGCCTAACGCCATGCTTGAATGGGGTCGGCTCATCCAGAAGGAGCGTGACCTTATTACGGGCGTCAAGAAAGCAGACCGGAAACGGTTCAAGGAAAAATTCAAGGAATACGAAGATAACAGTATTCCGACAGATTAAGTTACTCTAAGGTCAAGTCTCGTCTTGTTGTGTTCTGTGGGCTTTTGGGCTGCTGTGGTGGCTCCGCTAACAACTGGTGGGAGCGTTCTCCTAATTCTGGCAACAGCAATAATTTCTGTAATGTCAACAGCAACGGCAACGCCAACAATAACAACGCCAACAACAGTAATGGCGTCGCTTTCGGATTCTGTAGGTCTATAGGTCAATCAAAGTAACCCTCGTGGCGAAATTTGTACTTCTGCAGAAGGGAGACTTGTTCCTGTAGCATAGTGAAATATGCTCAAAACAGTGTGTCGATGATATGCACCGGATGACGCTTCTTGCATGGCCGATGAATACGGGAATAGTCGGTTTCATGGTGCGGACTACGCAGTTAGAATTCCCGCCTACAATAAGACTGTACGGCACACCCAATTTTCTTGTATATAAGGGATGAGGTATGAACAGTAAGGAAAGACATGAAATCAGATATCAGCGCAGAGTGGCGGCTCGTCAGGCGAAAAGGATTGCCTACAGTGAAAGCTTTGGCCGTTATGAAGATGTGTTCTCCTATGAGCACCTTTATCAGGCGGGCAAAAACTGCTGCAAAGGGGTTATGTGGAAGAACAGTACACAAAGCTATATGAGCCGCATTACCACAAACACCGCCAGCACGCATGACGCATTGTTGCGCAGAGAGTTCAGGAGCCGTGGCTTCCATGACTTTGACCTAATTGAACGCGGAAAACTACGGCATATTCGGAGCGTTCATATCTCCGAGCGCGTAGTGCAGAGATGTCTTTGCGACAATATACTTGTCCCTGTGTTTTCTCACTCATTTGTTTTTGATAACGCCGCAAGCCTGAAAGGCAAAGGTGTTGATTTTGCTATGGACAGGCTGGATAGGCACTTGCATAGATTCTATCGAAAGTTTGGCGTCGAAGGCGTAGAATCTGGCGGTGTTCTCACGGGCGATTTCTCCGATTTCTTTAACAGTGCGCCGCACTCTATTATCTATAGAGAAGCGGAACGCAGGATACATGACGATGATGTGCGTCGTATTGCCTGCCAGTTCATGGAGGACTTCGGAGATGTTGGTTTTGGACTTGGCAGTCAGGTATCGCAGATAGATGCGCTTATGGTCGCAAGCCCGCTTGACCACTTCATAAAGGAACAGCTACACATCAAATACTATGGAAGATATATGGATGACTTCTATCTGATACATGAGAACAGAGAATATCTGAAATATTGCATGGAGGAAATCAGAAAGAAGTGCAAGGAATACGGATTTGTTTTGAACGAGAAGAAGACAAAGATAGCGCCGCTGCGCAAGGGGGTCAAATTCTTGAAAACAAAGTTTTTCCTGAATGAAACCGGTACGGTCATTCGCAAGATGAACCGAAAATCACCGGTCAAGATGCGGAAGAAACTCAGAATATTCCGAAGGTGGATAGATGAAGGAAGGTTCACTATCACAGATGTAGAGACAGCCTATCAAAGCTGGCGCGGACATATGATTCGTGGAAACAGCACGCTTGTCTTGCGGAAGATGGATGCTTTCTACAACAGTTTATTCAAGAACAAGGAGGATTCAGGACATGGTAAAGTTTCTGAAGAACGGCAGTTTGCTCGCGCTTGTTGAGCAGCCGAACTGGGTCTACCTGCAGGAGAACGGCGCCTATGGCCTGTGTGATTATGAAAACGCACAGGGCGTCGCTATCAATGGTATCGTCTATAACCTTGCTGGAAACCTCATCAGTGAGAACGGCGAAGTCGATTTCAAGGATATTCCCAGCGGTGAATATATGATGCAGCAGGATAAGGTCGCTGCGCAGAATGCAGCAAATTTGGACTACCTTTCCATGATGACCGGCTATGACCTGCCTATGGAAGAGCAAGCTGAAGCGCAGGCTGTAAGCGTAGGCGACATTGAGGGTGAAGCTGTCTACGATGACACGGTGGATGACCCGGCCTATGTTGCTACGGAAGAGGAGGAAAACGCCAATGAATGAGCATAGTGCAAGATTTGAAAAAGTCAAAGGATACTATGACCGTCGCCTTTGGAACCGGCAGATGGTGATGAATGCCGTTGGCAAATGGATTACAGCTGAGGAAGCAGAAGAAATCCTGAGCGGTGGAAATGCGTAAGAAATAAAAAGTGGGAGCCGTGCTACACCAGCAGGCTCCCACAATGCATTTATGGCATATAAAACTTGGCTTTTATACAGAAGGTGGTGATTAACATGAGAATGTCCAAAAGAGAGTATCAGCTTAAGATGGCTGAGATTCGCAGGGAAAATGTTCAAAAGCAGTACAAGCAATCACTCCGCGAAGAAAAACGGAAATATGATACCAAGCGCATCGAAACAAGCAAACTGCTTGCTATTTACCTCTTCGTGTTATTTAACGCCGTAATGATTTATGCGATGGCGGCTATGTGGGTACTTCATGATTTAACCTATCTCGGTGTCCTTATCACCGACATTGCCGCACAGGTTCTCATCTATGCGATTTATTGCCTGAAAGCGTATTGTGCGAAGAAGCAGAGCGAAAATGTGAAGCTGCGTAGAGAACGCTACGCTGGCATATCTGGCGAAGAGAATAACGGGGCGTTGAATAAGATTCTTTCCGCTGGCGCTGATAGCACCGAGCCAGTGCCGTTTACAAACGGTGCAACCGTCAATGTATATGATTACGGTGCCGACAATGGCTCCGTTGGATAACGGACAAAGGAGTGATGTATCGTGGCGTTTAAGATGCGAACCAGCAAACCGGAAGCTGGTAATAAGTATTACATAACCAAAGCAAATGGCGGCTACTCCGACGCCATTAAAGGCAGTCCAACAGATAAGGACTGCGATGTCCTTTCTAACTGTGTAGGGTATGCTTACGGACGATTTAACGAAATTGGCGGGTATGGATACTGCAAGTACCTAAGACCCGTGAATGCAGAGAACTTCATTCAGTATAAGGGAACCTCTCTGAAAACAGGACAGACACCGAAACTTGGCGCCTGCATGGTCTGGCAGAAAGGCGCTACACTGAACGGCTCTGATGGGGCGGGTCATGTTGCTATTGTTGAGAAGGTCGTAAGTGATACGGAGGTCTATACATCCGAAAGCGGATGGGGCAGTTCCAATCCGTTTTGGAACAAGACAAGAACAAAGGGAAACGGTAACTGGGGTCAAGGAGCTGCGTACAAGTTCCTTGGCTTTATTTATAATCCGGCTGTTTCAGATGAGAAACCGGTCACTACCGTTCCCTCGACAAGTGGAGGAAAAATGAAATACAGTTCAACGAATAGACCGTTGGAATGCATGATGACCCAGAGTACTTGCTACAAAGGGACAAGCACCATGACCGTCAAAGGTGTTCTTTGGCACAGCACCGGTGCAAACAATCCGAATTTGCGGCGCTATGTCCAGCCGGATGATAATGCTGCAAACAGAGCAGAGCTTTTGGCACTTCTCGGCACAAATGGGAACCGAAACGACTGGAACCATATCAACCGTCAGGCTGGTCTGAATTGCTGGATTGGTAAATTGGCGGACGGTACTGTCACTACAGTACAGACTATGCCGTGGAATTATCGCCCGTGGGGCTGCGGCTCTGGCAACAAGGGTTCCTGTAACAATGGTTGGATTCAATTTGAGATTTGCGAAGACGGTTTGAACGATGCTGCATATTTCAACAAGGTCTACAAGGAGGCCTGTGAAATTACGGCATACCTTTGCAAAATGTTCAATATTGACCCAAACGGAACAGTGAATATGAATGGTGTATCCGTTCCTACAATTTTATGCCATGCAGACAGTCATGCGCTTGGGTTTGGCTCTAACCACGGTGATGTCAACCACTGGTTCCCGAAGTTTGGTAAGTCTATGGCGACGGCTCGTGCCGATGTCGCTGCGCTAATGAAAACCTCTGGTAGCGTTGCACCTACACAGCCGACAAACCCGACCACGCCTACAACCAGCGCATTTAAGGCGGGAGATGTTGTCAAGATTATCGGCACACAGTATTACTCCGGTCAGTCAGTTCCTGGCTGGGTTCGGGCAAAGAACTGGATTGTACATTCTGTAAGTGGAAATCGTGTTGTTATCAACAAAAGCGAGGACGGTAAAAACTCCATTATGAGTCCGTTCAAGGCCTCTGACCTTGCATTGGCAAACGCAAAACCGACCACGCCGACGATACCGTCTACTCCGTCCGCTCCCTCTGGTAATACAAACGAGGAAATCATTTGGAACTTCTTGCTTGGCAAGATTGGGAATGAATACGGCGTTGCAGGGATGATGGGCAATCTCTATGCTGAGTCTGGATTACGCCCTGACAACCTCCAGAATGCCTATGAGAAGCGGCTTGGATATACAGATGCTTCCTATACCGCCGCTGTTGACAATGGCACATACAAAAAGTTTGGGACTGATAGCGCAGGTTACGGCTTGGCACAGTGGACATATCACACAAGGAAGAAAGCACTACTTGCTTTTGCGCAGAGCAAGAAGAAGTCTGTTGGAGATTTGGGTATGCAGCTTGAATTCCTGTACAAGGAATTGAGCGAGAGCTATAAGGGCGTTTTTGCCGATTTGAAATCCGCCAAGACCATTCTTGCCGCATCCAATTCCGTGCTGATGAAATTTGAGCGTCCTGCGAACCAGAGTGCGGCAGTTCAGAATAAGCGTGCGGCATACGGTCAGAAGTTCTATGACAAATACGCAGGCAAGACTCCGGTTGTGCCCGAACAGAAACCTTCTGCGGTTCCGTATCGTGTGCGTGTTACGGCGGATGTACTGAACATTCGCAAGGGTGCCGGTACGGGATACGCCGTGGCCGGTCAGATTAAGGGCGGTGGGGTTTATACCATCGTCGAAGAGAAAGACGGAACTGGCGCCAAATCATGGGGAAAGCTTAAAAGCGGCGCCGGGTGGATTTCTCTTGATTATACAAGCAGAGTATAATGCTCTGCCAGAAAAAGAAATGGAGGTACGATTATGGATTGGTTGGAGATTCTGAAGTACATCGCAGCAATCGCTTCTGGTCTGGCAGCCGCCATTCCTCTCGTTATTCAGCTTGTGAAATACATCAAGCAGGCTGTCAAGGAGAAGAACTGGGGCGTCGTTCTGGAGAAGGTTATGAAGTTGATGGAGACTGCCGAGACTAAGTTCAAAGACGGTGCAGAACGAAAAGAGTGGGTTCTGGCGATGCTCAAGGCGAGCGCAGATGGCATTAACTACGACATTGATTATGACGCAATTGCCGACATGATTGATAGTCTGTGCGACATGAGCAAGGTAATTAACCCTGCCACACCCGCAAATAAGGTTACTGCCAAGAAGGAAGAGGGGAAGTAACTTTATTCAGGAGGTGCTCATATGACTGACCAGGAGACTGTTATGCTCATTGAGACGGAACAGAGATGTAAGTCCAATACGCATAGAATTGATAATCTGGAAAATGAGCTGAAGGAAATCCAAAGCGAGCAGAAAGCCATCTACAAGATTGCTACTTCTGTTGAGCTTATTGCACAGCGTGTCAGCAACATTGAAACGAAGGTGGACGACACAAACAGTAAAGTCGATGCACAGGCGAAAGCTTGGCAGGAAACCGAGCGTAAGTTGTCGGAAAAGGTCAATGAGGCTGAGAACAAACCGTACAAGCAGATTGCCAGCAATGTGAACTCTATCAAAGTTGCAGTTATCACCTGTATCTGCACTTTACTTGTGAGTGGTATCATCGGTGCAATCGTCATGTTTGGCAAATAATTATCCGAGGATATTTTGTGGGTGTGAATATTCTCAGTTGAGGAGATGTGCGAAAATAAATTAGGGCAGGTTCGGAAATTACTCCGTTCCTGCCCTATTTTTTTGCGCTATTTATTTGTGGGGTCAAAGTGTGCGTTCGCTTTGAAATTGTTTAACTGTCCATTATAAATTCAGCTTTTGAATGTTCACTTATAACAGCGTTGTTTAATCTAAACAGCGGTCTTATAAACGAACATTTCTATGTATGCGCCTCGTATTGAGTAGTTTCACGAGGCTTAAAAGATGTTGTATGTTGATTGTATAGCTAAAGTCATTGTTAAGAAATTAGATGCAATATCTTTAACTATTTCCGCAGACAACCAGATAAGACTATCTAAATCTTCATAATATGGATTTAGGATAGCATCTTCCTTTTTGTGAACGACAACATCGGCTTTGTTTTTGTTGCAATTAGCACATGTTGGAATGAGGTTTGTTGGGGAAATTACTAACGAAATATAGTGAGCCTTTGGATAATAGTGATCTAATGTAGAAACAATTTGCTGGCGACAATAGGGACATAGTCCCATAGGTGCGGCACTTATTATTTTATCATAATATTTTCTTGCAGGTTGTTTGGCTTTTGACAACTTATTGGTGTAGAGCTTTTCTAATTCATGCTTAGGAACACCACTTATACTTTCACTCTGTGCAACCTTTTCAAGGTCTCCATTTTCCATGTAATGCTCATATTCTTCAGTCGATGTAACAATCTTAGGCAGGCATGGACGAAACAGCTGTTGGTTTGCAGCCCTCATATTGCTAATGCACGAGTCGAAAACCTCAGTCACTTTTATATCTGGCTTAGGTATCTTCATCGTTTTCGCCCTCATTCTCATCTTTTAGCATTACCATGGTTTTTACCAATGCACGTCCTTCGGCACCCAACTGTCCATTGAGAGCCTGAAGTACGGCGTTATAGTCTCCGTGAAGGTTTACTAATTTTTGAAGTAAACTATGAAAACCGGAATTAATTACTTCAAGCCCAAAGACCTCTGTTGTCAGTGTTGTAATGTCTGAGCCAAAGGACTCGATATTTAGACGTTCTGCTTTGCAATATGCGCCAGTTCTTCTTAATTTCCATATGCAATTTCGAGGAACTTCTTGGAGAATTACTGGCGAATGCGTGGCGATAATTGCAACGCCATTTTTGTCGAGAAGCAGTTCTGACAGTGCACGAATAAACGCAGACAAAAGCGGTGGGTGTAGATGACCTTCTGGTTCATCCAAAAAAACTAATGTCTTTTCCATTACTTTTTCCACAAGCTGTGTTATTGAAAGTAGGATAATTTTGTGACCGGAACTTAGTCTGGAGAATACAGAAATAAGGGTATCACTATCGTATTGGGAATCTTCTTCACAATAGGTAACTATTTCTGATTCACTAAACATTGGATCAGATGTTAACATATGAAGGACTTTCGTTAACAGCATACGCTGAGGGCCATGAAGGCAAGCGGAAAAGCTTGCCGCGAATATTTTATTCAGGTGTTCATGGGTGTTTTCTCCTGAATGCGCAGGGAGGCCTATTCGGACAAATTTTTCTGACTTTGTTTTAAAGTTCAATTCATCAAACGCACTGAATGAAACAAAGACTATACGAGAAAAATGATCTACGGCTGTTTGTTTATCATGAAGGAAGCGAGTTTCTCCAACATTTTCTCGAAGATTATTACGGGGCTGTATGATTGACCGAATCATATTGCTTATTAGATATGTTTTTCCGACGCCGTTACGCCCAATGATGACATGAATATTCGATGGCGGATAAGAATCAGGATCGACATTGAATTCAATCGTAATAGGCTCAATTCCTTCTCGAATTGGAACTGACCTATATTCAAAATTGTACGGCGTTAATCTTGCACCGCCTAACGCAATTCGATTAAACTGCTCTTTAACTGTTGTTAGCGGGACGCTTCGTAAAAGAGATTTCTTAGTCACAGGTTCCTTTTGCGCAGTTCGTATTAGCTTAGTGTTGTATGCAATATCATTTAAAGCAGCAAGAATCTCGCTTCGCATTACATCGCCCAGATTTTTGATATTTTCATAATAGTAGCTGTCTTGACCAAGAGAAAAGAAATCTTCTGACAAACGGGAAAAACTTTCAGGAAGTGCTGGCCTTCGCTGGTCTTCAACCATACCCTTTTGGCCGATTTTTGTTTTTCCCATGTAACATTGGTGAGATAAGGAGTCGACAATATACAAGTCATACATTGTGCTATACTGAAACCAATCGTCCCATTGATCCTCAATCAAATAGCCAGTATTAGGAGTGGATGTCATTGCGCTTGATTGTCCGGTAGCTAATATTTTAAATATCATACTGATTCACTTCCAAGATAGAATAGGATAACAAGCCGTATGGGAACTCTCTATACGGCTACCTTGATGGCACAAAAGGCTTGTTATTAATTATATTGCAATTTAGCAAAAATTACAATATTAAGTCTGTGTTTGTCGAAAAGACATGTTAAGAATGACAGGCTCAACCCCTGCGCCGCAATAGACAAAGAATAAGAAAATCCCTCTGAAATCAACGATTTCAGAGGGATTTTGGTCCGAGTGAGGTGACTTGAACACCCAACCTCGACATCCCAAATGTCGCGCCCTACCAGTTGAGCTACACCCGGATATTCAATTTCTGCCATTATATCACGGCGGGGGAGAAAATCAAAGATTTTTCTGTCTGTGGTCATTCCTGTGGTCAAAGCCGCTTTTGTGCCGTTTTCGGCAACCGGGGGAAATCCAGCAAACGCAGGTGTTACAAGGCTTTGCGGCGTTTCGCCTTGCCCTGTTCCGGATACCGCCACGGCACTCCCAAACCACCCGCGCTACCAACTGCGCTAATCCCGGATTTTTGGTTATTGAGTTTTGCACCAGATGTGGTCAAACATGTGGTCAGGCGGTTTTTTTGACCACCTTGGCTTGCGGGGGAAGTGCCTGTATCGCAGGTGTATCAAGGGATTGCGGACACGGTATTTTCCGGCTTGAAGGGGGAGCGACCCGCTCCCAAAGCAGGCGCGCTACCAACTGCGCTACACCCGGTTATTAAGTTAAATTATCCGGCTGGTCGTATTCTCCCAAACCAGGCGCGATACCAACTTCGCTATACCCGGATACTTTTTTAGTATACCACAGCTGCGGGTGGAAGGGAAGAGAAAATTTTGGGTTTAC